AGCTTTGTAAAGATGACTTTATTGCAGATTGGGAAGCAGTACAGATGGGTTACAGTGCTTTTGATCAATTGCCTCCTAATTTCACTCAGTTTTTTATTGCTAATATGCTTGGCATTGTAGCAGATCAAACCGAAACAAACATATGGCAGGGTTCTTCAACCACATCAGGTTACTTTGATTCATTCGCTACCTTAATGGCGGCAGATAGCACAGTAGTAGATGTAGATAATGGAGGAACAGCTGTAACAGCAGCTAATGTAATTTCAGGATTGACTACTGGGTATAATGCTATTCCAAGCAAAGTATATGGAAAATCTGATCTTAATATTTATTGTTCTCCAAGCATTATAAGGAGCTATCAAATCGCACTAGGAGGATTTGGTACTAGTGGATTAGGTGCTGCTGGATATAATGATGAGGGAACAGTAACAGAAAAACCTTTATTCTTTGCCGGAATTCCTATGATCTTATGTCCGGGACTTGCCACAGACGAATTCGTTATTGCTCAGAAATCAAATATGTGGTTTGGAACAGGACTAATGGATGATTATAATACTGTTAAAGTTCTTGATATGGCAGACCTTGACGCATCAGAAAATGTAAGATTTGCCATGAAATGGACAGCAGGAGTACAATATGGTATTGGTTCAGAAATTGTATATTCATGGAATTCAACACCATAGTAGGCAGTTTTTAATTAATTATTCACTTTTAAAAACATAAAACTATGGCATGTGATATAACATTAGGGCGACTAGAGCCCTGCAAAGATTCAGTTGGTGGAGTAAAAAACCTTTACTTTACTAATTGGCAGATATATACAACTGAGGTTTCAGATGTAATTACAGATATATCCTCAGTTAATGGTACTCCCACAGCAGCAGTATTATATAAGTATGAAGTTAAGGGAGCAACCAACTTAGAGCAGACAGTAAATTCTTCAAGAGAGAACGGTACTACTTTTTGGACACAGACTATCAATGCTACTTTCAAAAAGTTATCTTCTGCAACTCAGAAAGAGATTAAGCTATTATCATATGGCAGACCTCAGGTATTTGTTGAGGACTATAACGGTAATGTATTTTTCTGTGGTATGATGAATGGGATGGATGTAACGGGTGGAACTATCGTTACCGGAACAGCAATGGGTGATCTATCAGGATTTACTCTAGTGCTTACCGGAGAGGAAAGTAAACCTGCACCATTCATAACTCCGGGCACTGATACAGAAGATGCGGTTTATCCTTTTGATAATATTACTACTGCTCCAACTATTACAGTAGGAACGTAGATTTTTTCATATTACTAAGCCCTGCTCTTTGATAGGGTAGGGCTTTAATCAAACTTATATGATAACACTACTTCCCATATCAACAGCACAAGAAGTATCGGTATTGATACGTGATGAAGCTACTGCATATAAGGCTGTTATCATTAATGAGGAAACGGGGAATAGCACTTCCTCAGTTATTACAGCTAGTTATTCAGATGGATTGCTTACCTTTGACCTCACATATCCTTTCGTAGAGGGGAGATTTTATTGGATGTATATCAATGTATCATCCACAGGTAAAAACCTCAACAAAACGAAGATATATGCTACTGAGCAGACAGACTATCAGTCTTACATGCTTACAGATGGATATTATAATGAGATTGTAAAAACTAATACTAATTTCTATGTCAAGGAGTAACTACAATAAGAAGAAATCAATTAAGCCTAATACTCAAAAGGGCAAAACTATGGTTATTGAAATGAGCACATATGTTGCTCCTGAGATCACCGAAGTAGCAGGCAAGGAATGGGTAAAGTATGGAGAGGATAACGACTTCTTTGAGTATTTACTTGACAGGTATTATGGTTCTACTACTAACAATGCTATAATTAACGGTGTTGTAGATATGATTGCCGGAAACGGTATTACAAGTAAGTTTGCTTCAAGGCGTCCGGAGGAGTATGCTAAAGCAATTACTCTGTTCAGGATGGAAGATATTAAAATGTGGGCTTTTGATCTAAAATGTTTAGGTTACTACATTATGATGATCACAAGGGCTAAAGATGGTAGTATTTTCAGCATAGAACATACTCCTGTACAGTCTTGGCGTTCCGGCATTGTTAATGATGATGGAGAGGTAACTCAGTATTTCTATTCAGACGATTGGAGTAATGTAACTAGGCCTGAATACAAGCCTGTGCCATTTCCAATATACGTTAAAGATGGTAAAAATCCTGTTTCTGTATTACCGGTTAAGCCTTACCGATCAGGTTCTTTCTATTATCCATATGTTGACTATATGGGATGCTTACAGTATGCACATTTGGAGGAAGAAATTAGTAACTTTCACCTGAATAACATCATGAATGGACTTAGTCCATCTATGGCAGTCAACTTCAATAATGGAGACCCCGGGGAGCAAGAGAGAAAAAGACTAAAAAGAGAGTTGATGCAGACCGTACAGGGTTCGTCTAATTCCGGTAGGTGGTTTTTAGCTTTCAACGATGACAAAGAAAGGGCAATGACTGTTGAAACTCTGCAAGTAACGGATGCAGACAAGCAGTATGAGTTTTTGTCTAAAGAAAGCATGGCTAAGATCATTGTAGGGCATAGAGTAACAAGTCCTTTACTGTTTGGTATCAGAGATACCGGTGGAGGTTTTGGTTCTAATGCAGATGAGATTATTCAGTCTTATCAGCTATTCTCTAAGATGGTATTAAGTGCTTCTCAGAATATTATGATAGGCAGTTTCGAGGGTATCTTACGGGATATAGGCATTAATCTACCTTTGGATATTGCACCATTAGAGCCTATTGAAACGTCAAAGGAAACAGAAGAACAGCTATCTGCAGATATAGACCCATTGGATGAGTTTATTGAAATGGGAGAGATTATTGAAGAAGAAGATTGGGAGCTGATAGATGACAGGGAGGTGAATTATGATCTTGAAAGGTGGTTTGATGCTAACATTACTTTAGTTGAAATGTCAACCGTTCCTGCATCCTCACCAAACAAGACCTCTGAACAGGACACTAGCTTATTCAAAGTAAGATATGTATATGCACCAAGCAAGCTATCAGCTAACAGCAGGGAGTTTTGTACTAAGATGGTAAAAGCTAAAAAGGTATACCGGAAAGAGGATATTGAAGCAGCCGGAAGTAAAC